TTGTTTACAACAACACTGGATCAAAACTTATCTATACCAGCAACGACAGTTGGTGCTGCAGGAATAAGCAATACTCTTGCTAGACAAACTGCAAGAACTGGAATTATTAAAAACTTTATGTCAAGTAGTTTTTTGACAGAGACAGATGTAAATAGTTTAAAGTCAACAAAAACAGGAACTATTCAGTCATCTGCTTTTATTATGAATGGTCCATCATTTAAAACTACAGAAACACCTATTAACTTTATTTCCTATCAGTACAAGCAACTAGATAATGCATATAGAAGTTTTGGCGCGAGAATGCGTATTATTGGAAAGATTGAAAACAATGAAACTCGTGGGCAAACACCCATTGGAAGCACCCCTTATTACCAAGTAAATGGAGTACAGACAAAGCAAAATGTAAGCATTGGTGGAGGTTCTGGAGGATTAGCAATTATGTTAAATCCAGAAACAAACAACGGATATTATTTTGAAATTGTTGCTTTAACAGAAACCAACGTACAATCTTATCAAAAAATAAATAAAGTTGGCGAAGCAGAGGTAAACATTAACAATATTGTTTTTTATAAAGTAAAAAAAGATGCGTCTAATAACAACGCCATACCCGTTAAACTTTGGGGTGGGCTAACAAGCATCATTGTTGATGATGGAAAGTTTACTGGGCAATACAGAATGGCTGGAGAAGAGAAGCCAACGGTATATGATTTATCAGTTGAGTATGAAAATATTGGAACGTTTAGAAGATTCTATTTATATATTAATAATAAATTAATTAAGATTGTAGATGATGCAGATCCACTTCCAGTATATAATAATATTGCTCCATTTGTAAGAGGTTCTTCAAGAGTCATGTTTGAAAACCTATATGCACTAACTAATAATTATGCACAAAATACAGTTTCAGTAGTTGGAGAAACTCTGTCTTCAGTTTTTGGAGATAGTGAAATTGACGCAACCGAATCATTTAGAAAATATGCAATAAGCGGTTTAATTCAGGGAACATATCTTACTGGCATAAGTTCAGGACAGCCTCCAAAATATAATATGTATTTTGAAGAATTTGGTTCGATTATGCGTGAGTGTGCCTATTTTGATATTAAGTATGACAGATCATATCCTGCTTTATATGCTCAACTGTCTCCAACATTTAATAGAATCAAAGGATATTCAATTTCTGGATTCCAGGCAGATTCATACGGAGCAGAGTTCTTAATTTTTAATGCTTCAGATACAGCACTAAACCTAGATGAAACAACAGGAAACTACTTAAGAATCCAGGGTATTACATTTACACAAGATACAACATACCAGTTAACAGTAGATGAATACTTTAAGAAAGAAAGTAATTTGTCTGACCCACAACTACAGGGTAGTACTCTTATTACATCCCCATTAGTTCAAAAAGCAAAGTATGATGAAATAAAACTAAGCAGACTTATTTATGGAAAAAATGACTTTGCTATTGAGAGCCCATATATTCAGACCCAGGATGATGCAGAAGAACTTATGGGATGGATAATTAGCAAAGTTATGTCTCCTAAAAAATCAATTGGAATAAGTTTATTTTCAATTCCAACACTTCAACTGGGAGACATAGTTACTGTTGATTACAAAAATGCCGATGGATTAAACTTAGTAGCCAATGATTCTAATAGATTTGTTGTGTATAATATTTCTTATAATAGAAGTTTGTCTGGACCATCTATGACATTATATTTGAGTGAGGTATAAAAATGGCAACAAATAATAGTGTTACTCCAATAGGAAGAATAGTTGATGATGGCACCCCATCTGGGTATATGGTTTCTGCTACACCAATGACTCCATCAACAATAGGAACTTCTGTATCTGCAAGAAGTGTTAACCCAGTGCTTACAGCACCTATAGATACTATTTTATACAATGATGATTCATTGCCAATAGAAATAATGACAGATCTTATTTTTGAAAATATTGGTGGTCAAGAATTAATTAATATTGCTAGAAATGATACCGTAAATGGGCAAACAATCATTTATCAGCCTATTAAGAATTTAACTACTATACAACAGCAATACAACCCTAATAATATAGTTAGTCTTCAGGCAACATCAGATAAATATTTTCAAAACTTTTCTATTAAGTTTGATGAAAAGGTTCCAGATGAAGGAACTGGCCCAGGTGGTGCACATGTATATATTGATCCAATAACAGGAGAACTAGTTGTTGAGGCAATAAACTTAAATTCAGATGAGCAGGTAGAGGTAGAGATTACCATAAGTGGTACAATATATGAGGCGGTAATTTAAATGATAACTGATAACGGAAAATCAATAATTGGGAAGTATTTGCTTGGACAGGCTCCAGCATACGCTTCATACATTGCCATTGGCTGCGGTGCTCAACCATTAGCAACTGGTGATCCATATGGAGACTACTCTGACAAAGAAAACCTTGACTTTGAAATGTTTAGAGTTCCAATTTCTTCAAGAGGTTTTGTAAATGATGGGGGAACAGAAAAGATAGTTCTTACTGCAGAATTACCAACAGAAGAAAGATATGAGATAACTGAAATTGGATTATACTCAGCAGGATCTAACCCATCTGCTGGAGCATATGACAGTAAAACAGTTTTTGCTTTTACTCAAGGAGAAAACTGGCAATATCACACTAATGTTGCAGCAACTTCTATTCCAACAATAACAGAGCCTTTAGATGATCCATTAGATGATAATATTATTGCAACAGTAGATCCAGTATTTCAGACAAATGCTGACAACTCTATCTTTTATAAAACTCCACGTCCAGAAAGATATGAACGTGCAAGATTTTTAAATAATATTATTTTAATTCAAGGTGATGACTCAGACCTAACAATTGATGCAAGCACTGGATCACCTGCTGGCCATTTTGTTATTGAGGCTGGATCAAACCATATACACCTAACTGGAGCAGATGTTAATTTTAGTAAAAACTCTCCAATAGATGAGTTGCGTCTTGCTTTTTCTATTATTAGCAAAGACGGAGATTCTTTTGCAGTTCCAGATACAGTTAGAATTTTGGTAGATTTTGCAACAACGGATGCAGAAACACCAGAAGAGTTTGCTAGATTTGAAATTGAGTTAGATAATGGAAACGGTAGCGGAGCAACGTATGATTTTGCAGCAAACAGATACTATGTTGCCACATCACAACTACAAGAACTTTACCAAACACAAGGGTTTACATGGAATGCAGTTACCGTAGTAAAGATTTATGCTTGTGCACTTGTTTCAAATGTTCCTTCTGATGATTACTACATTGCACTTGATGCACTTAGACTAGAGAATATTGCAACAACTAATCCATTATACGGTCTAACTGGTTATTCTGTTGTAAAAAATATAGATGCAGAAACAATTATTAAATCACCAAATACTAGTAATTATATTGAATTTAGATTTTCAGTAGGTGTTACATAATGGCTAATGAAACAATTAAAAAATTTAAATTACCTGCTTCAGACTTGCCTGCCATTAATAGCGAAACAGAAGGATATTCTCTGAGATATAGAATTATTTCAAATGATAGAAACAGGGTATCTCATTGGTCTCCAATTTATTTAATTGATCCAAACTATACATTTGTTCCAGGAACAGTAAATTTTAATAAGGCTGGAACAATTGCCTCTATTGTTTGGGACTCAGTAACAATAAATAAAGTTGATGTAGCAAATACTTATTTTATTAAAAAAGAATCTCAATATGATTTTTGGGTCAGATGGGATCAAGGAGGCAGTAATGGAGACTGGCTATATAAAGAAAGACTGTCTACAACCTCTTTATCTTTGCCAATTCCAACAACCTATACTGTTAATGGAGTTGTACAAGCAAGCCCACCGAATAGAATGAGCATTGAAATTTATCTTCCAGGGTACCCTATTGAAAGAGCAGACGGTGCTGCTGGAACACCATTTTTAAAAGTATATAGATTGCTCAATCAGACTGTTTAATGATATAATGGAGAGATAATGGCTAAAGTACCGCTACCAGAACGAGGACAACCTCTAGATTTAACATATATTTATCAATTAGTTGATACTGTTAATGATTTGTCTACACAGGTTTCATCTGCAACATACAACTACACTTCAGTTGATACAGGATCTACTACAAAAGAAAACATAAAAACATCAGAAGCAAGATTTATTGGTGGATATATAGAAGTTGCAAATAACTCAACAGTAAGTGCTGGAAATGAAAAAACATTTGAATACGTTTTTCCCTCAGACTTTAAGTATCTTCCAATTGCATCAGCAACAGCAGTAAATATTGGAAGTACACCAGCAGGACAAAACGTTAATGTTATTTTAACAAGGGTTACTACTTCAAGAGTAGAAGGCGTTGTAAGATTTGGTGCATCTGGAGATCTTTCTTTAGCAGTCCACCTTATCATTATTGGTATACCAAACTAAAGGGGACTGGGTAATGCATTGCGGTAAATGCAATGGCAGAATGTTTGTTGATAGACAATATTCTAGCCAGATACATATTGAAACTTATTGCGTCTGTTGTGGTTCAAGAAAATTTTTTCATCCACCGTCAGATAGCAAGGAGGGTAGATGGATTTTAAACCAAGAAAACTTGAGAGCAAAGACTACAATAGTCAACCTATAATTAATGGAAACAAAAAGATTTGGTTTCTAAATGGTGACTTGGTTAGATTGCATCATAGTTCAAGATCTACTGGAATGGTCTCTGTTTATAATATTACAAAAGACAGAATAGAAACTTGTTTTCGTGCTGACTTTAGAAAAAATAGACAAAAGGCTTATACTGTAACAGAAACAGCCAAACTTGTCAATAGGCATCGCAAGTATTTTCCATTATTAATTAAACGAGGAGTCATTCCTCCACCAATGGGTTCACAATTAAACGGGGTACGTCATTGGCAAGTAAGAGCATATTACTCTGAATCGCAAGTAAAAGAGATACGTGATATACTTGCAAGTATACATATTGGAAGACCAAGAAAAGATAATTTAATAACAAACAACATGACACCTACAAGTCAAGAGTTGACACGTAGGACAGGCGATGGTATACTGGTTTATACAAGAACTGAAGATGGCAGATTTATTCCAGTTTGGAATGAGAGCATTAACTAATGGGGGAAATCATGGAAGAAATTACAGAAAACGTTATTGAAAGACAAAACA